TTCTAAAGACGTCGGAAATGATATATTGGTTATAAATGACTGAACAAAATTCATGATATATTACCTTCAAAAATTGATTGTGTCACTTGTTATATCCACAAAGATATGATATGTCGATATGCATAATGAGCGCATGTGCAAGGCGTTTTATATGCTTTGCGTTTATTATATCAGTAATATCGTGAAATGTCAAATAGAGGTTTAATATAGATTGGGTTTGACTGAAATTGAAAAATCAAAGTTATAAATAGCTCATGTATCTTCGAATATACCTCTCCACGCTTCCTTTCAAAATTCTCCATTGATTCCCCACCCTGAACGCCTTAATCTCGCCGCTCTGCACCAACCGCAGAGCGGTGTTTTTTCCTATATGCAGCAGCTCCTGTAAATCCTTTAATGTAAGTATATCTTTAGTATTATTAAGCATTATAACACGCTCCTTTTCGGTTTATTTAATCCCATGTTCGCCCGAAAATTCTCCAATCACAGAGATATATTATTCTGCTGAATGGAGGTGATCCGATGAAGGAATAAACGCACAGACGCTCGCTGCGATCATCGAAGCCGGAATCGTAGCAGTTTCCGGACTTATCGGGATAGTCAGCGAGCGGCGCAAGGACGAGAAGCGCAGTCAGCTTCAACAGAAAATCGACGACGCAGAACGTGAAATGAAACGCCTCGACAGCACGGATTTCCGGCTGAAGAAGTAGTTTATTACGATTTATTCTGCACCGATTTTCTGTGTAAAAATGAATCCCCGCAGTTGTGATGTAAATTCAAGGCTGCGGGGATTTTGTTTTACCTTAAAATCGCATAACAGAGCCACTTAGGAGGTGTACAAATGTTTGAAAATCAGCGCTACTTCACAAAAGGAATAACAGAAAATGTTCCATTGCTGACGCAGATAATTGTTAATTGACAAGGAAACAAGGGGACGCGAAATAAGGTGGAAGAAACCGAAAGAACCCGTCAATGACCGGGAGAAATGGCGTAATAGAGCCGTTTGTGAGTGTAAAGGAATGCAAGTGAATAGAAAAAGTGCCGAGAGTGGTTGTCAATCACTTTCGGCGCTTTTTTGCTGTTAAATGCACGAAACAAGGGAGCGGCTGGAAAAGTTTACGGGGCGTTTAAAGAGTTTAAAAGAAATGTTTAAACGGCGGTATAATACGGTTTAAAGCTATCAATGCAGTTTAAATGCATTTTAAACTATATGTATAATTAATACATATTGTGTAAATTGTAGCAACCAACTCAACCAACAAAACAAGCCCTATCAACCAACTTGTTGGCTGACACGAAAAAATGGCGCAGAAACATTTAATCCGCGCCGTTTTTTGTGCAATTTTTTATACTATTAAAAATATAATTGCCAATTCAAGATAATGGAGTGTAATCAAATAACACAGTATCTCTGGACTGCACCCTTTTAATACAGCCAATTGATGATTCAAGCATTCCTTCGTCATCAATCTTTCCATATGTAGACAATGTAATGTCGCAGCCTGCGAAAACAATGCCTGTCCCATCGCTAAAATCAATGGTAAACCAATTATACTCACTCCCTGAAACTTCGATTTCAATGAATGAGTTAAATTCCTGAGCGGACAGGCTCTTGGCGGAGTCCTTATCAATTGTGAGTTCGGCTCTGGTTCCTATAGATTTTGTTCCAGAATCGTTGAGAACAGTGAATATTTTGATTTTATCCGGATTGAGAATGTTATCATTTCCTCCGGCATGAGAAGTAATCAGAAATACCACCACAGCAGCAATAACCAAAAGCGCTGTCGGAACAATAACCAACAGCTTATTTGAATTTTTCTTTGGTGCTGACAAATTTATGGTTTTGCAATAGGGGTATTTACGCTGATCAGCTTCTATTTCGCAACCGCATCCCTTGCAACTGATATATTTAGTCTCATCGTATCCGTTCATAAAAAACCTCTTTTTTAAACAATGGGTTCTGCAATTCCTATTACTCTTCCAAGGCAAAACACACTTTCGTGCTTGCTGAGGTCTACTGGAGAATACTTGGAATTGTAGGAAGTTAGGAATCTTCCCCTGTATTCCTTAATGCAAACATCTCCGTCAATTAAGAAAATACCGACCTCTCCTTTGCGAACACACGGGCAGGATTCCACCAAAACGATATCACCGTCATGATATTCATCCTCCATGCTATCGCCGGATATAGGAATAGCAAAGTCAGCAGCTAGTGCTTCCGGAGTGCTGCGGACGGTTATTGTTTCAGCGCTTGCTTCGTCAAGGTATAATCCTGTTCCAGCACAAGCAGCACGGTTGTAGTATGTTTTGTCACAAGTACCGTTTAGGGGCAAGCATTTATCTATAACATCGTTCTGCTCAGTTTTATTCTCTTTTTTCTGTTCAGCAACCCGTTCGGCGGCAAGCTCTGCGAGAGTTTCTGCTTTGCTGAAGACTTTTCCTTTATCGTATTCATCTAGTTGTTTGAACAAAGAAATTAGTTCAATCTCTCGTTCTTCTAAGCAAGGCTTTACTACATCATTATCTTCGGAAAAAAGATAGCTTACCGGAACCTTGAAATATTCTGATATTTTCTGTAAAATTCCGTATTTCGGAATTGCCCCCCCTTTCCAAGCGGTTATCTTAGATGAGCTTAACCCTAATTTATCTGTAATGAAAGCTGTAGGAGTTGTGTTATTCTCCTTACATAGTTTATTCAGTTGGTCGTAAAACAAAAAAGCCACACTCCTTTTGTATAAAACGCCTAAATTCTAAAATTAGGAATTTTATCTATCGACAATTCTGATTTTTAGAATTATAATGTGTATATACCCCGACAGGGGTATGCAAGGGCATACTGCCCCGAATACATTTTACCACAACGTGGCTAAAAAATCAACAGTAAGGAGGTTTTAAAATGCTGTTTAGCAATATTTTAAAGCGTAAACGCGAAGAAAAAGGTCTTACGCAGGCGGAAGTTGCCGAGCGAATCGGAACGACACAGCAGAATATAGCAAGTTTTGAGAGCGGATACAAGGTGCCGTCGCTCAAAATAGTAGTCGCTGCCGCAGATTTCTTCCACTGCTCGGTAGACGAAATGATAGGGAGGGCTGTTTCATGAATAAACCCATTCGCATTTACGGCAGGCTCAGAAAGATCGGAGACGATTACTACGAAGCTGAGTACAAGGATTACCGTCCGGACGGCACAGTTTTCGGATATGGTTTCGAGGATTTTTCCGGCGAACGGCTCGAAGCTCAGACCAAGAAGTATGAGGTGCATGTTTACAACGGAAAGACAATGCACGGAGCTGTACGCGAAGGCTGGAGAATGACTGACATAGTCGGGAACGTGATGAGAGTATCCGTGAAAACAAACGGTCTGACTGCCGCAAGGATACTCCATAAGAATAAGGACGTTGCCAGAGTACAGCGCGTCCGGTGGTGAAAGGAGTGATACCATGAGCATGAACCAAATGACCGCAGCAGTTACCGCCGCTCTGGAGAAGCTTGGCTATCGCCGGATCCGCGAACTGCAGATCACCTGCCCCACCCAGAACAGGGCGAACGTTTACCTGAACGACGAGTATTTCGGAGTATTCGACTTCGAACGCAACACCTTTGTAGACTGAGGCGAGCAATATGGAAAGTAAATCAGATTTTTCTAATCTGCTCAAAGACTACCGAAAAAAGAATGGGCTTACACAAAAGGCATTTGCTTCGTTAGTCGGGCTGTCTTACGATACTATCATAGGCTATGAACACGGCAGGAGCAAGCCGTCACCTGTTGCACGGAAAAAAATTGCAGAGAAAACAGGTATTGAAATCGCGCTTATCCCTCAGGGAAAAAATGGTGCGAAAATAGACTATTCAGAACCTTTGACTGATGAAGAGCGCGAGTTCGCAGAAATCAACCATTCTGAAATATGGAAATTTCTCAGAATCAAGCGGTTATCGTTTGATGAATGGTATGATACTGTGGTTTTCGGATATCTCCGTGCAGTCAAAATTCGTTTTCACAGACCAGACCTTAAAGAGGTGCCGTTTTCTTACATTGCATTTCGCAATATGGAATCAACGCTTTCCAACGAGAGACGGAAACAAACACGCCGTCCTAGGACTGTCAGTCTTTACAATAGCTGTTATTCCAACTCTGATAAGCCTATGATAGACGAAATGTGCAGTCCTTACGACAATATAAACACAGATTTTTAAGAGTTTTGCAATCGATTGCAAAACAGAACAGGAGTACACCATGATAAGAAACAACGACATAATCCAGGGCTACACCGTCCTGATGGTAGCTAACGGAATGATTCTTGCTCATTCCAAGACCGCCCCTGACCCCTACGTTGTATGGCATACCGCCGAGAACGGCAACGATGTGTACGACGGCAAGTACCTGCCGAACAAGGAGGACGCCGAGTGGGATTTCTGCACTAAGGCTTTCCCGTGGTTTGAGGATAACGCCCCCATAAACATCATTGAGGACAACGCAGCAGAAAAGATTGACAGTTTCAACTGGTACCTTGATGGTGCAAAGGAACGCGTGGAATCCTGCAGAAGCGTTCTGGACGAGATACAGGAGGCAATGGGCAATGCCTCTGCTCTGGTTGAGGACATGGTCGCAGAACACGAAAAGCTGGTCGGAAAGAAAGCAGCTCCGCAGGAGGAAAGCGACGATTCCAAAATCGACTATATTTCTGATTTTGATTTTGAAGAAACTACTAAAATTTCATCAGCTATCTCTGAACATCTTTCAAAGCTCAAAGACGAGTCAAAGTCAGAAAAGGAACCGCTATTAACTCAGAATTTTAGCGGACGAGGACACAGAGTTGTCCACGTTAAAATCAAAAAAGTAACCAAGTAGATGAAAACAGCCGAAACGAGCAGCCCGGCAGCGGGTTGTTCGTCCGCAGGGAATGACCGCCCTGCGCTGATGATGGCAGGTCGGAGCATAAAAAATAGAGCCTCGGCAGAAACAACTACTCTTTGCACGGAATATCGTTTCTGCTGACCGCAAGGCTCCGTCTAAAGTATATCAGAGCATTACGCTTTTGTCAAGTAAAATTCTTACAGAAAGGAGAGATCACTTTGACTTACCTATCAACGGCAGAGGTCGCGGAGATAAAGGGGTGTAGCTTACGCTACGTTCAGCAGCTTGTCCAGAATGGCAAGCTCATGGGCGAAACAAAAGACAACGCCGCCAACAACCGCACCGAATACATGATCCCGCTGACGGCGCTGCCGCAGGACTTACAGCTTAAATGGGAAAATCAGCAGCGCCGCTCGCTTGGATTAGAGCCGGTTAAAAAGGCGATTAAAGCCCCTTTAAAGGCTGAAAGTACGCGCCTTACGCTGGACGACCTTACGGGCAAGCAGCGCAGCGAACTGTACCTCTGGACAAGGATAATCAAGGACTGGCTCACTATCCGGGACAGCTACGAGCAGTACAGCAAGGGCGAGATCGACGAGATGTACGTTCAGGCAGCGCGGCTGAAATACCCTGACCTGGAGATAAGCACTGATATCCTCTACCGCAGGCTCAAGGCTTACCGGAACTCGGACATCTCCAGGCTTATCGACAAGCGAGGCGGCAGCAACAAGGGAACCACCACCGTTCCGGAGTTCATGCTGAACGCGTTCAGCCGGTTCTACCTCGATCAGCAGTGCCTTCCGATAACGAGCTGCTACAAATTCACCCGGGACTGGGTGCAGGAGCATTACCCGGAAAGTCTGCCGGATATGCCGTCAGAGCGCACGTTTCGCCGCAGAGCCGAAGATATACCGTATGCGGTGCGAATGTACTTCCGCAACGGCGACAAGGCGTTCTCAGACAAGTGCCTGCCGTATGTCGAGCGACTTTACGACGACCTCCACGCAAACGATGTCTGGATAGCAGATAACCACACTTTCGATTTCTTCACCGCAGGAAAGGACGGCAAGGTTCGCCGCCTGTACCTCACAGCGTTCCTGGACGCCAAGTCCGGCGCTATGATGGGCTGGAACCTCACATACGCGCCCTCCGGCGACAGCACGCTCTTAGCGCTCCGGCATGGAATACTGAGGTGCGGAGTTCCGAAAGCGGTGTACTTCGACAACGGTTCCGAGTTCCTTGTATCGGATATCGGTGGACGCGGACACCGCCGCCGGAAAGACTGGAACAAGGATCCTCTGCCGCCGAACATCTTGCAGTTCCTCGGAATCGAAATGCACAACGCTATCGTCCGGAACGCAAAGGCGAAGCCCATCGAGCGCACGTTCTGCACTTTCAAGAATCAGTTTTCACGCTGCATTCCCACATTTTGCGGCGGCACGATACTGGAACGCCCGGAAAGCCTGAAATACAAGCTGAAGCACGGAATAATCCCGGAGGAAGAGCAGATACGGATAGCGCTGGATTCCTACATCGACGGCTGTTTCAACGCCGCTCCCTACGGCGGCAAGGAGCGCCGCTACAAGGGCATGAGGCGGTTTGAGGTCTGGAACAGCAGCATACAGGACACCGTATTCCGCACAGCGGACGAAGCTAACCTCTCAATGCTGCTCAAACGCGTCAGCAAGCCGCAGGCGGTCAACCGCAACGGCGTGTACATCAATTTCGCCGGAGAAAAGCTGTGGTACCGCGGCGCAGACACCGTGCTGCACATCGGCGAAAAGGTGTATGTGCGCTACGATCCGGCGGATCTCCGCAGCGTACGCGTGTATGACATGGCTACGGACAAGTACCTCTGGACGTGGAATCTGGACGACGACCTCCTCGTTGACTACCTTACCAACCACCGCGAAGATATCGCCACCGCCGAGAAGCAGATCGCCGAGAGCAAGAAGCTCGTCCGGGAATACGGTCGCGGAATCCTCGACAGCGTGGACGCCGACAAGCGTATCGACATTTTCGCCGCTATGGTCAGAAACTCGGTCGAGGGCAGCAAGGACATGGTATTCAAAAAGCCTGCGAAATTCGTCTCGGTATTCTCTGAGGAGAAGCTGGAGAAATCCCCGGCGCTTGGAGATATAAGCGAGATCTCCGTCAATATTGATATCCTGGATAAGTTAAACGCAGCGGCGGCGAGCCGCAGAAAGGACTGACATCATGGCAGAACAGAAAATCATCAGGGAGCTTACGCCGAAGCAGCGCGAAGCCCTCGAAAAGATAACAACGACCGCCGCGGAGCTTGGAATCTCCGAAGCGAAGCTCTGCGAGCGCATAGGAATAACCGGCTCGGCGCTGTCGCAGATACGCAAGGGGTACTACGCCGGGAACTGGGACAATCAGTTCGAGAAGATATACGCCTACTTTGAGAACAAGGCGGCGGCTTCCGAGACCTACAGCGAGGTAGAATACGCGCCGACCTCGATTTCTACACTGGTATACAAGACGGTGCGGAACACACAGCTCAAGGGCGGGTTCGCGTTCGTGACCGGGGACGCGGGAGTCGGCAAGACGAAGGCGCTCCACAAGTACATAGAGGATCACCCTCACGACAGCGTGATGATAACGATAAATCCCTGCACCAAGAGCACAAAGGCAGTGCTGAAACTGCTGGCTCTGAACCTGGGAGTTCCGGTCACACAGTCCCGGGACGACCTGTGGATGAGCATTGCGGCGAAGCTACACGACGGAATGGTCGTTGCAGTGGACGAAGCGCAGCTTCTGACCTACGGCAGTATCGAAACGCTGCGTTCGTTCGCGGATTTCTTTGCAGAGCGCCGCCAGACCCTCGGCGTTGTTCTGGTCGGGAATCAGGGGATACGGGAGAAAATCGAGGGCAAGTCCCGGGAGCAGTACCGTCAGGTCGCGAACCGCGCATGGCAGCGGCAGCAGATAAGCACCGGGGACGTTCAGCCCGAGGATATCAAAATGCTGTTCCCGGTGCTTGAAGGCAGGGAGCAGGAGCTGACGCTCCTCTACAAGGTAGCCCAGACCGCCGAGGGAATACGTGGAGCAGTCCGGCTGTTCGGGAACGCCTTTGACTCCGGCGACTACGACTTTAACGGGATAGTCCGCATGGCGAAGATGATGCACCTTGACCTCAAGGGCGCGGAAAAGGCGGTGCGGGCATGAAGCACGGAAAGAATCCCACCCGCCGCCAGAAGCAGAGCATTGCTTCCATCAGGCTGAATCCGGAAAACTGGCTCGTCTGCAAGGACACCCCGGACGAGCTGGTGCTGGAACACAAGATAAGCGGCAACATCAAGCGGATAAGAAAGGAATTACTGAAATGAAAATCGAATATATGCTTGCGTTCCTCGGCGGCGTTGAGCTGATGGCGCTCGCTAACGCGCTTTCACTGGGACTGCTGCCCTGCCGGCTTCTTGGACTGATATTCATGCTCGCAGCGCTGGTTGCGGCGGCTCTGCTCGGATATTCCGCCTGCTACAAGCACCTGCGAAAAGCCGTTGACCGCCGGTCGTACCATGAGGGCGTGTGCAAGGGCATACGGATCGGACGTGCGGAACGGCAGTCCGAGGTGCAGAGGTTCCTTGAAAATGAATGAAGAGAAGCTGCTGATTGAATTTCTGAAGCTTTACCTTGACGGACTGGATAAGGTGAGTAATTACGACGCAGTGAGGGTCGGAATCGAAAAGCTACTTTCCGAAAAGGTATTCCGCGACAGTGAGGAATTGTCGCTTTTCCTTAGTGTTGAATCAAGAATCAAAATCAGCGCCGAACGATTACAAGGCATGGCTGCTGGCAGGGTCATTTATATTCACCCTGCCATACCAGCTAAATAACACGGGGCTTAGTCCCCCGCCTTAATGCGGCTCCATACGGAACGGTTGCAAGCCCGATAACGCAGAGCAAGGAAAAATATAAGGAGGATTTTTATGGACAAGGAAGCACAGAAAAAATTAGCGGACGATTTTGTAGAGTTGCTTCGCACGACGAACAGGGACGGTATTGAGGAGCTTATCCGCTATCTTCAGGAGGAGACAGACTTCTTTACTGCCCCGGCAAGCACAAAATATCACGGGGCATTCGAGAGCGGACTGCTTATGCACAGCATAAATGTTTGCGCTGAACTCAATCTCGACCCGAACAGCAAGGTTTATCCGCCTGAAACCACCATCATCGTTGCGCTGCTGCACGACATCTGCAAGGCGAACTGCTACCGAACGGAAAAGCGGAACGTCAAGGAGAACGGCGCGTGGGTCGAGAAGCAGGTCTATGTTTTCGACGATGAGTTTCCGCTCGGTCACGGCGAAAAATCGCTGTACCTTGCAAGCAAGTTCATCAAGCTTTCGGACGAGGAAGCCGCGGCTATCCGCTGGCACATGGGAGCGTTCGACAACGCGTTCCGGGGCGGCGACCGGGGACTGAATGCTGCTTACGAGAAGTATCCTCTGGCGGTAATGCTTCATCTGGCGGATATGAGGGCTACTTACCTTGTGGAACGTGAACATTGATTTTACACGGTGCAGTTTTATTCTGCGCCGCCCTAATGCGGCTTCCGAACGGAAACGGTTGCAAGCCCGTGCGAACGCAGAGCAGGGATTACGCCGGATACACCCGGCAGAAAGGAGAGTGATTGCATGAAATTCAAGCTTTACGACTACGAAAATGACCGTTCCACGGACATAGAGCTGACCCCCTCGCAGTGGAAAGAACTTCAGGTGTTCCTGAAAGAGCTGAAGAACCCGCCCACGCACGACTACAAGGCGGTTCTCGACTGTTTCAACCGGATATGCTCGAAGCTTCCCCCGGCGACGCGGCTGACTGACAAGCGCAAGCGCGCTATCTTCAAGGCTCAGAAGGATGGCTACGATCTGGAACAGGTGTTCCGGACAGCCGCTCAGAGCGCATTCCTCTGCGGGCGGAACTCCCGCGGCTGGCGGGCAAGCTTCGACTGGATAATGCAGCCGGGCAACCTCGTAAAGGTCGCCGAGGGGCAGTATTCGGACAGCGTTCCAGCGCCGCCGATGTCAGGCAATCCGTTTGACGACTATGGATAAGGTGAACGGCGCGGCATTCGTGAAATCGCTGGCAGCGGCGCACATGCAGAGCAATCCCCCGCTGGAGGGCGACTACATCGACGAGGACGGTCTGCTCCGCTGCGGAAAGTGCGGCGGCTTTAAGCGCAGCCGCATTGAGGTCAGCGGCGAGGAGATAATCGTGCCGGTCTGGTGCGAATGCATGACCCGCGCCAAAGAGGAAGAAAAGAAACGCAGCGAAACGATCCTGGTGAACATGAGGGCGAATGAACTTCGCCGGCTGTCGCTTATGGACAACTCACTGTCGGCGGTGCGGTTCACTATTGCTGACAAGTCAGGCGAAAACGCCCGCAGCGTGGAGATATGTCGCAGATACGCCGCAAAATTCCAGCAGATGAAGCAGGACAACCGCGGTCTGCTGCTGTTCGGCGGCGTGGGTACCGGCAAGACCTACACGGCAGCGTGCATTGCGAACGAACTATTGGCGCAGGGAGTGTCGGTCGTTATGACCTCGCTTGTCAAGCTCATCGAAAACGGTATAAGCGACCTTTGCAGCCGCCTGTCGGCGATAGACCTGCTTATCCTCGACGACCTGGGCGCGGAGCGCTCCACGGATTACGCTCTGGAGCAGGTCTACAACATCGTGGACAGCCGCTACCGCGCAGGACTGCCGGTGATATATACAACGAATCTCACGCTGGAGGAGCTGAAAAATCCCGCAGACATGCGATACGCGCGGATATACGACCGCGTGCTTGAGAAGTGTTTTCCGGTGGAGTTCCGGGGCGTTTCCCGCCGGAAACACGGAGCGCGTCAGGGGTTCGACGATATGATGGCGCTTCTCGGCGTGGATGACACTACTTAAACATCATTTAAAGGAGGATAAAACAGCATGGAAATTAAATTTAAAAAGCTTACCAAGTCCCGCGGACTGACTATCCCGCGCGACATGGCGGCGCACCTCGACCTTGACGCCGGAACTGCGGTCGACCTTACCGCCTCGGCTGACGGGAAACTCATCATCACAAAACATGTTGATACCTGCCGTTTCTGCGGCGGTGCGGAAAAGGTCAAGCAGTTCGGAGGTATATTCTGCTGTCCGCTGTGCGCCACAAAGCTTTATCAGGAGGTAACGGCAGATGAGTGATATAATTGACAAGGTTCGTGAACTCAGCCGTATCAAGGCGGATATCGCAAAGCTCAACGACCGCCGCAAAGAGCTTGAAGCGTATTTTCTGGAGCGCGGCGGTGATGATGTAGTTGACACAAAGTTCAAGTCCACTGTGTACGCCGACCCGGATTCACAGGCGGCAGTTACCTATACCGAGGCGCAGGCTCTGACGATAGTTTACCCGCATTACCTTAAAGAAACGCTGGGAGCGATGTTTCCGGATATCTTTGAGGAAGCCGTCAAGACCGAAATCAAGCCGAAGAACAAGGATATTGAGCGCATGCTCATCGGAATGTTCACCGGGAATTACACCAGGTCAACGCCGGAGGAGATAATTGCGCAGCTCCCCTGCGGAGATAAGGCGAAATCCGCGCTTGCGAAGAAACTTAAAGGCGCGAAGTTTGAGACTGACCGCGACAACCTCATGAAAATCGGTGGGTTTTCGGAGCAGGACGCCGGAGATTACGCCTACTTGTACGCCGAGGCGGCGGTCTGGCAGACATTCCGGAGCGTTGCGGAGATGTCCGGCGCAGACGAAGCACGGCTGCTCCGCTGTATCAATCTCGGCGTTGCGGTGGACAGCTCCACCAAGATCGCGGTGACCTGATGGCTACCAAGGAACAGATCCGGCGGATATATGCCCTCGGCGCTGCCGCCGGACTGCTCGACCGGAGCGCCGGGAACGACGACAACCTCCATCTTTGGGTAAAGCAGTTTTCGCTTAAAGACCACATCTCGGAACTGACCGAGCAGCAGGCGGATTTCATCATCAGGCGGCTGGAGGAATACCGCTCGCAGGTCGCGCCGAAGCCGGAACTCATTACAGAGGAACAGCAGAATATGTGCTTCAAGCTGATGTACCGGATAGCCGAGATTTCTCCGTCGGACATCAAGCCCCGGGAACGGCTGAGGGGTGTAATATCCAAGGTGACCGGCAGAGAAATCCGCCCGGACAGGGATATTTTCAGCCGGGTAACACGGGCGGAGGGGTCGGAGATAATTGAAATGCTCAAGCGGATACTCCGCTCAGAGCAGAATAAACTGAAAAGGAGTGATAAGCATGGGACTTGCAATGCTGGTAAAGAAGAGCCACCTTAACGCCGACCAGCAGGAGGTGGCTGACATCATCGGGCTGGAAAACTACCAGGCGCTGGTGGATACATTCGGCGGTTCACAGATCTGGATACCGAAAGCGCGATCGCTGGTGTCGTCCCCGGAAATTTCTACGTATATCCGGTCAAGGCGGCAGAACGGCGACACTCCGGAGCAGATAGCCCGGGAACTGGAGCTTCCGGTGTCGGAGGTAAGACGGCTTTCAAAGTGATTTATGGCTCATCGCAAACGCGGTGAGCCGTTTTTTTATGTCGTTTCGCTTTGTGATTTCGCTTTTTACAAAGATACATTTTTATAGTATAATATGCGTAGCAAAAATAACATTTTAAAGAGGTGATACCGTGGATTTCGACACAATCTATAATATGATACTTACCGTCGGCATGGGCGCGATAACGTTCTTCCTCAAGCGCAGTTTTGATAAGCTGGACAGCCGTGCGAGCCACTCCGATGTAGAGGAGCTTAAAAACAAGCTTGCCAGCCGCGCAAGCCGCTCCGATGTTGATGAACTCAAAGACAAGCTTGAAAGCGCCGACGAAAAGTACGCCAGCAAATCCGAGCTTAACGAGCTGAAAAAATCCATCGAGAAAATCGAGAACAACATAGATTTCCTCAAGGAGAATACCGTGCGGAACTCCGATTTTATCCGCACCATGACGCGGCTCGAAACAAAGATTGACGATCTCAAAAGGGAGTGATATAGATGGACATGGAAAGAGTACACCGCGAGAAATTCTGCGACAACAACGCCCGGGTGCTTCGGGCTATAAATACGCTGCGGACAAAATACGTCCGCATACGTGAGCTGGAATACGGTCTGGAGGTCGATGTGAGCGCTCCGGAGATAGCTGACTGCGTGAATTATCTGAACGAGGGCGGCTACATAAAGCTCCGTGACGTGGAGTTCCACAATGAAGTAGCCGACCTCGCCGACGCAGAACTGCACAGCCTTGAGGCTAAGCTTACTGCAAAGGGCATTGCGTTCCTGAACGGCAAGATTTCCGACCCGTGCATAAGGCGGTGAGTCATGAAACGTAAGCATAGCAAGATAGACAAGCTGCCGTCTGACATCAAGGAAGCAGTCGAGCAGATGATCCTCGGAGATTACACCTACCGGGACGTCTGCGATTTCGTACGGGACACCGCGAACGTCACGCTGTCTGAGGCGGCTGTCTGCCGGTACGCGCAGGGGCTGAACGCCAGCGTTCAGGAGATTCGCCTTGCAAGCGAGAATATGCGCGCTCTGACCGAGGAAATGCAGAAATTCCCGCAGCTCGACACCACCGAGGGAATCGCCCGGCTGATATCCCACAAGGTATTGCAGGCAGTCCAGCAGATGGACGAAATTGCCCTCAAGGAAGCCGACCCGCTCAAGCTCATCGAAAAGGCAACGGCGCTGATCAGGGCGGTAAGCCTGAAAAATTCCACGGATATCAAGACGGCGAACCTGAAAAATGTGGCGTTCGAAAGCTTTAAAGAGGATATTTTCGACGCTATGGCAAAGGAAAATCCGGAACTGTACCGCTCGCTGGTGCAGTTCATCAACAGCAAATCGCAGGAGGAATAATGTACGTTATATATTGTCAGTCCGGCAAGGAAATGACGGTCGTCCGGCAGCTTGCCGAAAAGAACATCACGGCGTATGCTCCACGCCGGCTGGTTCAGGAGCGCCACCGCCGCAGGTGGGTACAGCGCGAAGTGCTGCTGTTCAGCGGATATGTGTTCCTCGACGCGGAGCTGACCCCGGACATCTGGCAGGCGGTCAAGTTCTGCTATGGAACGCTGCGGATACTCAGCCGCTCGCAGCTCAGCCAGACCGAGGAGGAATATATCAGATTCCTCTGCAATGACGGTCACGCGCTGGGAATAAGCCGCGGCTACGTTTCGGGCGGCGCGCTGCACATCATGGACGGCTTCCTGAAACGCTTCCAGCATAAGATAATCCGATTTAACCGGCGCGGTAAACGCGCTGTGGCGGACGTTACGATCTACGGCAGGCACTACGAGGTTATCCTCGGCTGCGAGATAGAAAGTCAGCCTGCGGTTCCGTTGATAAGCTCCGGAACTGCGAAGAATATCTCCTGATATCTGCGGAACATGTTCCGAACGGACAGGGCGAAGCTATATCATCATGATTTCGGGCTGGTGTTTGAAGTACCCGCCTGAAATCGTCTGTAAGCGCCGCGCACATTTCAGAGGATAGTTTCCCCGCCCTTGGGCAAATCGCGAATTTAAACGCAAATTAAGCGCATTTAAACGTATGTGAAAGAGGTGACAGCATGAGCAAGAAGAAAAAGAGCATAGCAGCCCTCGGCTCTGCCATTGCCGAGCGCGAAAAAAACAGCACAGACCAGACCTCCGCAGTGCAGCAGCTTGTGGAGGCTTACTTGTCCACAAATAACGAGGCTAAGCGCGCTAAGAAGATAGCCGAGATAAAATCCCGCTGCGGCGGTCTGAACGAACTCCTGTCCCAGAACAGCGAGCTGCTGACCGCCGAGGTGGAGCAGGCGCTCCTGCGCGCGGCGACCGGCTACACTGTCACCGACCGCACCATCAGGTGCGTGAACGGAGTGAAAACCGTGGAGACTAAGGAGCGCCACATTCCGCCGTCCCAGCCGGCTATTGAGTTCTACCTTATAAATAAGAAAGGTGGCGACTACAGCCGGAACGGCGGCGGTTCGGGCAATGCGGACGGCGCGCTGGCGGATATTCTGGAGGCACTGAAAAATGGGTAAAGTAACATTCACGAAAAAGCAGAACGACCTCATGCGGCTGTTCAAGCAAAATAAGCTTCCGCGCCTGACCGTTCTGCAGGGTTCGGTGCGTTCGGGAAAGACATGGATTTCGCTGATCCTCTGGGCGCTGTGGGTGGCTTCCCGCCCGCACGACTATCTGTACATGATGACCGCGAAGTCGCTCCAGACTCTCAAGCGCAACTGTCTGCTCCCCCTTCAGGAGCTTATCGGCGAAAGGAATTTCACATTCTCGCTCTCTGCAAAGGAGGGCGTTCTTTTTGGCAGAAAGATAATGCTGGAGGGCGCGAACGACGCGCGCTCCGAGAACAAAATCAGAGGTATCACGCTGGGCGGCGCTTACTGCGACGAGCTTACGCTGTTCCCGGAGGATTTCTTCGTCATGCTGCTGTCGAGACTGTCCGCGCCCGGTGCGAAGCTGTTCGCAACTACCAATCCGGACACTCCGACACACTGGCTCAAGAAGAAGTACCTCGATAACGAGGCTCTTGCGGACGACCTGCTCAATATCTTTTTCAGTATTGACGACAACACAACGCTCCCTGCGGACTACGTTTCCGCGCTTAAAAAGGAGTACACCGGCGTGTTTTACGACCGGTTCATTCTCGGCAAATGGGTAGTGGCAGCGGGCGCTATTTACCGGGTATTCTCGGATAATATCCCCGCGTTCACCGCTCCGGAGCCGCTCCCACGGCTGGACATGATAAACGTCGGCGTGGACTGGGGCGGCAACGGCTCGGCTCATGCTATGGTCGCGACCGGAATGACCTACAATTACGAAAAGCTCATCGCCCTGCGGAGCGAGCGCGTCCCCGCTACTGGACTTACTCCGCAGCAGATATACAAGCGTATCTACGAGTTCTGCGAGGACGTTCAGCGGGATTTCGGCAGGATCGAGGACATCTACGCCGACAGCGCCGAGCAGACGCTGATTTCAGGCTTGCGGGAATACATAAAGCCGCTCGACCTGACTGTGAAGAACTCCATGAAACGCCCGATAATCGACCGAATCCGCGCAACGACCATGCTCATGGGCGGCGAACGGTTTCTCATGACTTCGGATTGCGAAACGCTGCGGGACGCGTTCCAGGGCGCGGTGTACGACGACAAGGTTGTCGGCGAGGATATCCGGCTGGATAACGGCACCTCGGATATTGATACGCTGGACGCGTTCGAATACAGTTTTGAAAGATACATTCCGCGGCTCATAAGGAGAGATTAATGAACGTTTTAAACGCGCTTAAAGGCTTATTTAAAGGGAAAGGAGGAACGGACGTGGACGACTTTAATATTACAGATTCAGCGGTAAGCTCGACCATGCGCTCCGCGACTTCCCTCTGGTGGGACGCGTTTCAGGGACAGCTTCCGTTTGCGCAGACCCACAAGAATTTCAAGCCGCTGCCGGTGGCTTATACTTCTACCGCGTATCTGGCGCAGCTCGTCACCGGGGAAATCAAGTTCGAAGTCGCGGACGAGGAGCTGAACAGGAACGTCCAGAAGAATCTCCTGCCGAACCTCGACAGGATAGTTCAGCAGACCCTTGTCGGCGGCTACACGGTGATTAAACCGTATTTCGTGCAGTCCGGCGAAATGTTCTTCAATTCCGGCACCAGCCGTGACTTCCTGCCGATGGCTCTGGACGAGAATGGGCACATCACCGAGGGCGTATTTTTCGAGCGTATACGGTACCGCGGCAAAATCTACGAGCGCCGGGAACATCACACATTCCAGAACGGCGTGCATACCGTCCGGAACACGGCGTATCTCTACGGCACAAAGCACGCTGTGGAGCTTGCGACCGTGCCGAAGTGGGCGGTTCTGCTTCCGGAGGGACAGATTCCCTCGACTATCCCGATGATAGCGACATTCCGCACGCCCTACGCGAACAACATCGACCTCGACAGCGAACTGCCGATAAGCATTTTCGCTAACTCCCTCGGCACGCTTCACGAGATAGACGAGGCACATTCCGAGTATTGCGCGGAATTCAGGAAGATGTCCGCAAAGGTATTCGCCGACCGCACCGTTTTAAAGGAAAACAGCGGTATTCCCGACGATTACTTTGTAGGGATAAGCGGCGACGGTACCTCCACAATGGAACAGCAGATAATGGCTTATGCTCCGCAGATACGCGAAACTGAGCACAGCGCCAAGATAAACAAGGAACTGCGGTTCTACGAAACGCAGATAGGCGTAAGCTCCGGAACGTTCTCGTTCGATACGCAGAAAGGTCTTGTCACGGCAACGCAGGTGCTGTCAGAGGACAGAACTACATACAATACGGTCTGCCAGATTCAGCGGCAGTTGCGCCCGGTACTGCAGGCGCTCAGTCAGATAATTGTGACATTAGCACGGTTCTACGGCGTTGACTGCGAGGACGGCGAGTGCGCAATAGAGTTCGGCGACAGCGTGTTCGAGGACACTGGCACTGAGTTTAACCGCCGCTTCCAGATGGTTCAGGCGGGACTGCTCAAAGCTGAGGACTTCAACGCATGGTACTTCGGCGTTCCTACGGAGAGGGCGCGCGAAATGCTCCCACCTATGACTGAAGCCTTTGGGGGTGAATAAATGCTCACTCCGGAACAGCTTCAGAATCTGCCGCAGGAGCTGACAGACCTCTACGACCAGCTTTCCGAGTTTATCCTCCGGGACATAGCCCGGCGCATCGCAAAGGGCGCGCAGATAACCGACACGGCGGAATATCAGCTTTACCGAGCGCGGAGCCTTGGGCTTTCCACGGACGAAATAGCCGCGAAAATCGCCGAGATAAACGGCAGTTCCGCGGCGGAGATCAACCGGCTTATTCGGGAAGCCGCGGCGCAGTCCGATGAGTTCGACCGGAAAATGCTCGGAGCTGATAAGGGCGCGGCTGTTCCTCTAGAAGAAAACGCACAGCTCCAGAAGCTCATTTCCGCGCAGATAGCGGAGACCGCCGGAAAATGCGAGAACCTCACAAACACGATGGGGTTCGCCGACCACGATTTCCTCGGGCGCGTGTATTACCTTTCCATGACTGATATGTACCGCCGGGAGATGGATTCCGCGCACATGAAGGTCGTGACCGGCGTGACGGATTACATGACCGCGATCCGGCAGGCTTGCAATAAGCTGGCGGCAAGCGGCGTGCGCACCATTGACTACGAAAGCGGGCGTTCCGACCGTATCGAGGTCGCGGTGCGCAGAGCTCTCCTTACCAGCGTGGCGCATGTCACGCACCGGATATCCGAGCAGAACGGCGAGGAGCTGGGCGCGGACGGCTGGGAGATGTCGGCGCATTCCGGCTCCAGACCGTCCCACGCGGTGTATCAGGGGCGGCAGTACACGCAGGAGCAGTATGAGCGTATCATAAAGCCGCTCATCAGCGAGCCGAACTGCCGCCATGATGTGTTCCCGATAATCCTCGGCGTGTCCGAGCCGACCTACACCGAGGAGGAACTCCAGAACATAGATCAGCCGCCGTTCACCTATGAGGGGCGGAAATACACCGCTTATGAGGCGTCACAGCAGATGAGGAAGATGGAGCGTGCCATGCGGAAGCAGAAAGACCGCTGCATTGTCGCCGACGCTGCCGGGGACGAGGAGAGTTTCACCGCTGCGAGCATTAAACTCCGGCGGCAGAAAGATATCTACGAGGATTTCTGCAAGGCTGCGGACAGCTACACGCAGTATGAGCGGACTTATGTCGCCGGTTATGACCGCAGGCTTGCGGGCAAGACCGGGGCGGTTACGCGGAAGCAGCGGGAGTTTGAGAAGGCGCAGCTTAAACTTGACAATTCCATTGAAAGCTCGTATAATTATATGGGAACTGAACATTTGTTCGCTTCCCATTATTCTGATGGCAAGCTGGATTTGAAATCCGCAAGGCGTGAGTACGATACTTTCCTCAATAGCGATGTCCCTAAAAACCACATGAAGCTGTTGAAGCAGTTTAGCTTTGGTGCCAAGTACATTGAAACCGACAACGAAAATATTACAATGGGATATTCGCCAAAAGCTGACGCGTTTGTATATAACCCTGCAAATCCACAGCTTGCAAATTATGATCTTAATATGAGCCTTACCCATGAGATAGCTCATAGGATAGATAACAAGATGTTTAAATCTGATAGACGGCAGGCATTTACAGAAGCAATTTCAAAATACGAAGAGACCATTGACTATCAGTTTATTGCTGATAAAATCAAGAAATCAGATTCTTTGAAGTGTAATGCTCCGCTTCAGGATATTATGAGCGCAGTTTCTAATGGTGCAATTCCGTTACCTGCTGGTCACGAACCTGAATACTGGGGAAAGGCTGGCAAGAAGCAAAAAGAAATTTTTGCTAACTTGTTTACTCTTGAATGCTTTAATGATTCAGATGGGCTTGAATTTGTTAAAAGTGAATTGCCAGATATTTATGATACCTACATATCAATGACTGCTAAAAAACTAGGGAGGTAAATTTTATGGTATTGCCAGTTACTGATTTGAGAATAATAGCCAAGGAGGAAACATGGGACCTGATAATGCAATACTATAACAAGTTCGGCAAAGCTGCTCCTCCCTATAATCCTGAATCTTACGGAACTGCTGAAGCCTATGTTGAAAAGCTGAAGCAGTGGGTACAGGCTGATAAGCCTGTTTCATAAATAACGATATGCACTCCCAGCAATGGGGGTGCAATTTTATACCCATTTTACGAAAGGAGTTCCCATGATCCAGAACAACCGATACTGCAAAGCGAAGCAGGCGGCGATGATCGCGGACGCAACGCGAAAGCGCCAGCGCTGCAATCAGCGCGATCCACCCCGGTACGTCAGCAGCTACACATACCACATAGTCATGCTACCCTTACTAAGGGTACATTTTTTTACCTGTTTTTAAGGAGGATTTTTATGGATAAGTTAAAGGTACTTCTCCAGAAGCTCGGCATTGAGCTTACCGCAGACCAGACCAAGCAGATCGGCGAGGTGATCGAAAAGGAATTCGTCCCCGCTGCCGATGTCGCAGCCAATAAGACAAAGCTTGATGAGCTTACCAAGCAGCTTGCCGCCCGCGACAAGGATCTCGCAAAGCTCAAGGCGGATAACAAGTCCGAGGAGCTACAGAAACAGCTCGACGAGCTGAATGCAAAGTACAAGCAGGACACTGACGATCTCAACGCGAAGCTGTCCGCGCAGCAGGCGGATTTCGCCGCAGAAAAGCTGTTCGGCGGCTACAAGTTCGCAAGCGACCGCGTCCGCAAGTCCGTTCTGGACGAATTCAAGGGCAAGGGCTTCAAGCTGGAGAACGGCGAGTTCGTCGGCGGCAAGGAGTACCTCGAGGGGCTGAAGCAGTCTGAGCCGTCTGTGTTCGCAGCGGAACAGAAGCCCGGGCTGTTCATGGGCAGTACGCAGAGCAACGTCAGCGCCAGCGCAAACAACCTTGAGGAACAGATTTTCGCCGGAATCGGCGTAAAGAAGTAAAGGAGGACACCATAATGGCAATCAATACGATAGAAGCGGCAAAGATATTCCAGACCGCACTCGACCTGCAGATGATGCAGGGAGCAACTTCCGGCTGGATGGAGGACAACGCCGGACAGACCAAGTATTCCGGCGGTAATGAAGTCAAGATCCCGAAGATGTCGCTCAGCGGTCTTGGCAAGTACAACCGCGACAGCGGCTACGTTCAGGGCGCTATCACCTATTCATACGAGACCAGAACCCTGACCCAGGACAGAGGCAGAAAGTTCCTGCTCGACAAGATGGACGTTGACGAGACAAACTTCGTTGCAAGCGCTTCCGCTGTAATGAGCGAGTTCCAGCGCACAAAGGTAATTCCGGAAGTGGACGCTTACCGCTACAGCAGGATCTACGCTCTGGCAAAGGATAACTACGGCAGGACTTACACCCCGGCGGCAAGCACCATCCTGTCCACGCTTTCCGCTGATATAACAGCGGCGCAGGACGCCACCGGAGCTGACGACCTTGTGATCATCATGCCTATCACTGTTTCGGATATGCTGAACAACAGCGAAAAGATAACCAAGTACATTAACGCCGGAGATTTCAAGCAGGGCAGCCTTGACCTCAAGGTGAGGTACTTCAACGGCATTCCTATCATTCCGGTTCCCTCTGCGAGAATGAAAACCGCCTACACCTTCAACGACGGCACGACCGGCGGTCAGGAAGCCGGCGGTTTCACTCCTGCCGCAAAGGCGACCCAGATAAACTGGATAATCTGCCCGAAGTCCGCGCCGATAGCCGTTTCCAAGACGGATAATTTTAAGATCATCGACCCGGACGCTAACCAGTCCGCTGACGCATGGCTCATTGCATACCGCAAGTTCCACGACCTCTGGATAAAGGACAACATGCTGCCCTCTATCCGCGTGTGCGCGGTAGCTAAAACATGAGTTACGCTGACTACGCCTACTACACCGACAGCTACGGCGGCAAGGCGGTAAGTCAGGAGGATTTCCTCCGGCTTGCCGCCAAAGCCTCCGCGTATCTCGATAACCTGACGTTCGGGCGCGCCGCCGGGAACGCCGACGATGAACGGCTGAAAATGTGCTGCTGCGAGCTTTGCGACAGCCTGCTGCTTACAGATGGCAACGGTGGCATGGTGAAGCAGTCCGAAAGCGTGGGGAGCTGGAGTTACACACTGGCGAGCAGTTCCGAGGGAACATCTGAATCCGTCATGGTTCGCGCGATTTGCCGCGCGTGGCTACCTGCGGAGTGGCTTTACAGAGGGGTGGCGCGGGAATGAGGTTTACAGAAACCATCACGGTCTACAACAAGATCCCGCAGCAGGGGCGCGAATCGGAGAAGCTCCGCCGCACGGTAGTTCACGGAGCATTCTGGGACTACACGACCGGAGCCGCGTTCGGCAAATCAGGAAAGGACGACAGCGACAGCATTATGGTCATGATTCCGGATATGCCTGCTCTTGTGCCGGCAGCGGAATGGTTCCGGAGCGGCTGCCCCGAAGATAAGTTCACGCTTTCCCCCGGCGACATAATCGCCCGGGGCGAATGTGGAAATATCTCAAGCGCAGCGGAACTTGAACGGCAGCACACCGAAAAATTGATAATCACAGCGGTTCGTGACTGCCGGTTCGGTTCCGCAAGTTTGAGACATTGGGAAGCTTCCGGAAAGTAGGTGATTCGATGAAAATTACTACCGAACGAGGGGTATTGTTCACTACCGCCAGTGGCAAGTCTATTCTTCGCTGGAATGGTGGTAAGCCACCCACCGAGGAGGGTTTTAACCAACTCCAGATTTTCATTGACAACACAGTTGTCCGGCATATGGATCCATACGTCACTATGCGTACCGGAATGCTGAAGAAATCCGTTATCCTCGGTTCCCGAATGGGCAGCGGCGAGCTGGTGTTTATCGCGCCGTATGCTCATAAGCAGTACTACCGCAACGGAAAGCTCAAGGGAAAGCGCGGTTCGCGGTGGTTCCACCGTATGTGGGCGGCGCTTAAGGACACCATCGTCCGTGAAGTCAAAAATTACGCAAGGAGGCTGATGCCGTGAAATCAGTTATGGACAGCGTTTGCGAATACCTTTCCGGGTGTCCGCTGCTCGACCCGAAACTTCCGGTCTACCTTGATTATGTGGACGATAACGACTGCTACTGTGTGGCTACGGTTCCGAATGCTCCTTTCCGCAAGGATATTCTCGGCAACCGTATATACACGGTGA